ATCTTGTCCTGGTGCGCCATCTTGTCCTGGTGCGCCATCTTGTCCTGGTGCGCCATCTTGTCCTGGTGCGCCATCTTGTCCTGGTGAGCCATCTTGTCCAGGTGCGCCATCTAGTCCAGGTGCTCCCGGTGCTCCATCAGCACCATTTGTTCCATCAGCACCGTCAGCACCGGGTGGTCCTATTAGACTTTCTAACCACTGTACTTGAGTTCCAACAAATCCACCGGCAACTGCTAGTTCATAGGCACTACGACCATCTAGACCGTTTTGTCCAGGATCTCCGTTATCGCCTTTATCACCTTTGTCTCCGCTGTCGCCTTTGTTGCCTTGTGGGCCTACAATAGGTCCTACGTTATTCCACGCAGAATCTGTTAAGTTCCAAAACCATAGGTCACCGCCACCTTCTGTGACGATCCAACCGTGTCCGGCGAAGTCGTCTCCGACACCTGGAGTTGGTAAATCTGCTATTAACGCTTTAGTACCTTGTAGTGTTACTGAAACACCCTGTGCGCCAGTATCACCCTTGTCACCTTTTGCTCCATTAGTTCCGTTTGTACCGTTTGTGCCGTTTAGGCCGTTTTGTCCAGGTGCTCCGTCAATGCCGTCACGACCAGGTGCTCCGTCAGCACCATTTGTTCCATTCGTTCCTGGTGCTCCGTCTTGTCCTGGTGCTCCTGGTGCTCCGTCTTGTCCAGGTGCGCCATCTTGTCCAGGTGCGCCTGGTTCACCTTGATCTCCTTTGGCGCCTGGATTTCCTTGATCTCCTTTTAATCCTTGCGGCCCAGGATTTCCTTGATCGCCCTTATCGCCCTTGTCGCCTTTAAGTCCTGTTAATCCTTGTGGGCCTTGTGGTCCTGCAGGCCCTTGTGTTCCTTGCGGTCCGGGAGGCCCTGCTACTCCGTTTTCTGTTAATCTAACGTAAAGTTCGTCGAAATTATCATTAACTTTGTCAAATGCATCGCGAATTATATCACCGTCTTTGGTGTTTAACCCTGTGCCAATGTTAATCGTTTGTTTTGTCATTGTATTTTCGTCCCGGGGAGTTACTTTAACTAGTATTTATCGTACGCTAAATATAATACTATGCCACGCTTATCACTTTACCGCCCACAAAAAGGCGCAGATTACAAGTTTATTGATCGCACTGTCTACGAGATGTTTCAAGTAGGCGGTGTCGATGTCTTTTTGCACAAATATATAGGGCCTGCTGACCCCAGTGATCCTAATAAAGCATTAGGCGAAACATCTATTCAAGATGTATTGTTTTTAGAAAATCGCGACAGAAAATACGATGCAGATGTTTATACTCTGCGTGGCGCATATAACGTACAAGATACAGATTTTAACCTAAGTCAGTTTGGCTTATTTTTACAAAATGATACTGTATTTTTAACAGTACATATTAACAATAGTGTAGACACTATTGGCCGAAAAATAATGAGCGGCGATGTAGTAGAATTACCTAACTTAAAAGACGAAAATGCGTTAAATGATTTTAAGTCTGCACTGAAAAGATATTATGTTGTAGAAGATGTTAACCGTGCCGCAGAAGGCTATAGTGCTACTTGGTATCCACATCTATACAGATTAAAACTAAAACCCATAATTGACAGTCAAGAATTTAAAGATATTCTTACACGTCCAGAGGATGAAGATTTATTTGCCGGCGATTGGTCTGAAACAAGAATATATTATGCTGGAGAAGTAGTAAGGCATAATGGAACGTTGTATGTTGTTAAACCAACTGTTGGCCCTGAAGGCACAACTTTAGAGCCGCCAAATCTTCAAGTGTGGAGTTTATATAACGATAACACTGTACGAGATTTAATCAGTACCTATGAAAAAGAAATGCAGATAAACGCTGGCGTTATTGCTGAAGCAGAATCTGATGCAGAATTAAGCGGATCTGATACTACTCATTTTTATACATTATCTGTGGATCAACAAGGTAGATCAGCAGTCGAAACTGCGGATGCCGATATAAATGTAGCCAGTGAGTTTAATATTAGTAATTCATCAACTCCTCCAGTAAGAGATGGATACAAAGGTTATCTATTAGAAGACGGTATTCCTCCAAACACTTCAGATGGTCAATTCGGCTTTGGTATTCAATTTCCTCGCGGACCAGTTAAAGGCGATACATTTTTACGCACAGATTATTTGCCCAACAGATTGTTTAGATGGAACGGCAACAAATGGATCAAGCAAGAAGACAATGTACGCATGACTCTTTCCAACACTGACGATCGTAAAACACTTAAGACTTCCTTTATTAATAACAACAATCTCAGCGGAATTTCTAAAATTAAAAGCGATGTTATTCGACTTGACGAAAATAAAAATCCGTTTTTTGAACCAAATACTGGAACTGTTAACTTTTTTGTTAGTGACAGTTCAATATTTGTATTAACAGATGTGCCTTATCAAGAAAACATGTTTGTAGAAGTGTGGTTAGATGAATCCAGTAAAGCCACTGATATTACGTTATCAGATCAACAAGGATTTTTAGCATTTACAGTTAATCACCCAATTTTAGAAAGTACAATTATACGTTGGACAGCATTTGATGAAACTGTTGAACAACGTCAAAGTCTGACCAAGGCTTTGAGAAAAATTAAACCAACGGCGGATAATTAATTATGCAATGGTTCTATGACGGACAAATAAGAAGATATGTAGGACAAATCGTCCGTATGTTAAGCGGGTTTAGATATCAAAGTCTAGACGGTAAACAAACCACCGTTCCTGTAATGTATGGAGATTTAACTAGACAAGTAGGCAACATTATTAGAGAAAATTCTGAGAATAAAGTTCCCAGTGCTCCTAGAATTGCCGTGTACATCAGTGATTTAGCCATGGATAAAACTAGGCTAGCAGATTCCAGTCACGTTAGTAAAATTCATATTAGAGAACGTGAAAAAGTTTTTGACAGTGCTGGTAATTTTGTAGAGTATGCTCCAACACAAGGCAGTGGATATACAGTAGAACGTCTAATGCCTACGCCTTATAAACTAACTGTCAAAGCCGATATATGGAGTACCAGTACTGATCAAAAATTGCAAATTTTAGAACAAATTTTAATGTTGTTTAATCCTAGTTTAGAACTGCAAACGTCTGACAATTACGTAGACTGGACCAGTATAAGTGTACTGGAAATTACCAATATTCAATTTAGTACAAAAACTATCCCTGTGGGTGTTGACAGTGATATTGAAATAGCATCTATAACATTTGAAACTCCGATCTATATTAGCCCTCCTACTAAAGTTAAACGACTAGGTGTTATTCATGATATCATTATGAATATACACGATCAAAACTACGACATAGATGTCACTGAAAAAATTAACATAGGCGGTTTTGATATTTTTGTCTATTATAATACCGACACAGGACAATATAACGCAGAACTATTAGATCCTAAAACTGCACTGGTTGTACTAAAAGAAGATGCGGCAAAATTGTGGCAGAAAAACGGTGCTGAAGTAAATTGGAGAGTGTTACTAGACCAATATGCTGGTAAGTTTAGAGCCGGTAGTACACAGATCTTCTTAGAGCAAGCAACCGGAAATTATATTGTTGGCACTGTGGCATTAAATCCCGCAGACGAAACAAAATTAGTTATTAATTTTGACCAGGACACTTACAATACCAATACTCCTATACTGTGTACACAAACTGACATTACTAGAACTAATGTGGATGCAATCATAGACCCAGAAACATATAATCCTGGAGTGATTACAGGAAACCCTAGATACCTAATATTAAATAATATTGGAAATAACACGTCAGCCTGGGGTAACATTATTGCCAAGGCCAATGACATCATTGAATGGACTGGCACACAGTGGGTGGTTGCACAAGCCGCTGATGAAATCAATGAGATAATTTATACTACTAATCTTAGAACCGGAGTACAATATAAGTTCGAAGACGGCGAATGGACTCGTGCATTTGAAGGCGAATATCAGAAAGGTTCTTGGCGTATTGTGCTTTAAATAAGTACTGTTATGACCAGCATTAGTAGAGAACAAATTGTTTGTAGCGGCGCATTATTCTACGCTAAATCTACACGAAGATTTCTACTGTTACAAAAAGCCACAGGCAAGCATCGCGGAACATGGGGTCTTGTTGGTGGTACTAACATTGAAGGGGAAACTGCTTGGCAGGGTCTTCAACGTGAAATAGTGGAAGAAGTTGGTGACATACCCGCTATTATTAAAACAATTCCTCTAGAAACATTCGTCAGTAATGACAGCGTGTTTAATTTTCACACATATCTTTGTGTAATTGAAAACGAATTCATTCCTATACTAAGTAGTGAACATCAAGGATGGGCATGGTGTACAGTAGACGGTGCTCCTAAACCATTACATCAAGGTCTTAGATCAAGTTTTTCAAACAAAACTATAAGAACTAAACTTCAAACAGTATTCGATATTGTTGAGTTGATATAAAAAATGCCCCTTGCGGGGCATTTTGTTTTACATACGTCCTACCACTACTTCAATAACTCCACTCTCTCCGTCGAAGTCTTCTAATGCTTTACCAATTACTTGGCCCATCTTTGGATCTTCTTCAGCACGAGCGTAGCCATTACCTGCGGCAACTAGCATATCACCCTTACGGATCTTACCAGTTACTTTACATGGTACACGACCTTGTAGTGCTAGAGCAACTACAGTTTCGCCTTTTAGTCCGTCATTCATCAAGTGTGCTGGATTTGTAGAAACAACACCTGCTACTCGACGTGTTCCGTCTGTGGCCAGTGTTACTTCAGCATCACCGCCAAACATAACAACAGTTCCTTCTTCGTACTTGACGTCACCTAGATAATTTTCTGCCAAGTCAGCGTAACGTGCTGTTGTTGCTGTACCACGGAACAAGTTAGCATAAATGTCGCTTGAACCATCACGCAATGCAACGGTGTTGGCACTACTTGCAGTATTACCTGCATAGTCTGTGGCGCTTACACGAATGTTAGTTGCCGCACTTGCTAGTCCGCTTAGTGAAGCAGTAATTGTACCTGCAGTAAAGTTACCTGAAGCATTACGTGCTACAACAGTACTACCAGTGTTTGCATCAGTTGCATTAACTGCCAGTGTACTTGCGGCACTACCGTTGTAGGTTGTACCAACACTCCATGTTAAGAATGAGCCTGCTGTTAAACTGAACAAGTTGCTACCTAGTGCAACACCACTAATTGCGCTGTTTGCTAACTTAGCATTAGCAATACTGCCTGCCAACATTGTGTTAGTTACGCTGCCAGTGTCGCCTGTGGTAACGATTGTACCACTTACGTTTGGCACTGACAGTGTACGTGTTGTATTAGCACTCACAGGACTTACATCAAAAGCCATCTTCTTAGTGTTGTCTACGTCGTCTTGGAACAATGTAGAACTGTCAGTAAATGTCTTATTGGTAAATGTCTGTGTACCTGTTAGTGTAGCAACTGAAGTTGCAATACTGAGTGTACGTGCGGCACCACCGTTGAATGTTGTACCACTGTCAAACACTAATCCAGTGCCGGCTGTTAAGTTATTGGCAAGGTTTGCTGTAACTGTTACAGTATCTCCTAAGTTAACCAATGAACCGTTTAGTGTAATACTGCTGTTTGCCAACTTGCTGTTTGGAATACTGCCAGCCAACATGTTGTTAGAAACAGTACCTGTGTCGTTTGTACCAATTAGTGTACCACTTGTTGGCAATGTAACGCTAGAAGTATTTGTTGCTGTTAAGGTAATGTTAAAACTACCAGATGTAGTTAAGTTACCACCTAGGGTAATCGTCTTACCTGTGTTGGCAACACCTGTACCACCGTATTGACCAGCAATTACGGTTGCATTCCATGTACCATTTGTTAGTGTACCCACGCTGGTCAGACTAGAACTAATAACAGACGAGCCTAATGCAGTGGCACTTAGTACAGCAACGTTATTAACTTTGAATGACTTACCAGTAATAATATTAAGATGTTCACTGCTTGTCCAGTTAGTGTTTGCAACATCCCACAAGATTGTGTGATCAGTAGTACCGCGTAGAATAATACCGCCACCGTCAGCAACTGCGTTGGTCGGTGTAACCACGTTGGCTAATTGAATTGCATTATCTCTAATTGTTACTGCGGTTGCGTTGATAGTAGTATTAGTACCACTGACTGTTAAATCACCAGTAACTGTTAGGTTGTTTCTAACAGTGGTTGTACCTACACCGTTTGCACCAATTGCTATTGCAGTACCTGCTCCAGCAAAGTTTACAGTTGTAGCAATATCATTAACTAAGTTAAATGTTGTAGCAGTGGTTGTTAAATCACCGCCGTTGATTGCAATATCGCCTGCACTGGTAATATTTGTAGTTACATTGATACCACCGGCTGCGGCAGCACCAAGAGTTAAACTACCAGCACTGTTAATAGTGATAGCACTGTTTGTACCAGTTGGGCTAAAGTTAATAATCTGCTGGTTCTGTGTAGCACTTAAATTACCAACTAGTGTTGTTTGTACACCAAGTGTACCAATTGTTGTTACGCCAGCAGGCTGAATGCTTACAGTACCTGCACCACCTGGACTTAGTGTAATAACAGCATCATCACCAGTAATACTTAAACTACTGTTAAAGTTAATAGAACCGCTAACAGTTAAGTTGCCACCAACAAACAAGTTGCGTGTAACGCCTGCACCACCAACTACTTGTAATGCGCCACTAGTGCTGTTTGTGCTGTTTGTGTCGCTGTTGAATACACCGTTACCAGCAGTTACACCGCCGGCTAGTGTCAAGTTACTTGTCCAACTTGGAATAACGCCATCGGAACTTAACACACTACTGATACCGCCAATTGGTAACTGTGTTAGAGAACCGCCAGCACCTGCATAAAGCATGTCACCTTGTAGATAAGTTGTTAGACCTGTACCACCTTTTAGAATTGGCACAGCCTTACTCAAGTTATCTGGATTAGTGTAGTATGTTCCAGGTTGTCCGCCTAAGAAACCTGCGTCAATGACGCCTGGTTTAATACTTACGTTACCTGTGTCTGCTGGAGTATTTGTTGGCTTACCAACTGCAAACTGCGCCTTGTCAAAGGCCGCAACACCTGTGTTTGTAAAGTTAGGTGTACCGCCGTCTCCGTCGACTTTGTCAACGTCAAGAATTGGCTGATTGTAGTAAACAGTGTCGCCGCCATCTGAGTAACTATCACCACTTAGACTGATAGAACTTCCTGCATTCTTACGAATACCTTGTACAGCAAAACTCCATGAACTGTCACCACGTAAGAATGTTTGTGTGTTAGCAGTTCCTGTACTTGCTAGACGACTTGTTGCAAACACACCAGATACAATGTTGCTTGCATCTAAACTACTTACGCTTACAGTGCCCCAGTTGCCGGCTAGTTTACTACTGTCGTTTACAGTGCCTGTAAATGCAACGTTTTGAATTGTAAATGTAACACTTCCACTTCCTGCATCAGTAAATGTAATTTTACCAGTTGTAGTACCACTAACACTTGATAGTGCGTTTGTTCTACTTGTATGAACTGTAAATGTATTTGTGCTTACACTACCAATATAGTAGTAAGAATCAGCAGTTAGGCCTGCTGGCAAGTCTGCACCTTCTATATAGACAGCATCTCCTGTTGAAAATCCGTGTGCGGCCTTGTATAAGAAACTTAAACTTGTTGAACCAATATTTACAGTGTTACGTGTTAGTGTATGAGTTCCTGTGGATGTTGATGTTAACAATACTTGATCTGCGGCACCTAGTGCATAGTTGGTGTAAAGTTGAACTGCGTTTGAGTTAATAACTTTAACAAAATATGCACGGTTGTTGGTCAATCCGCCAATGCTTGTGTTACCTTGGTTGCTGTACTGTAAAATATCACCGTTGGCCAATCCGTGACCTGTTAGGATAATATTACCAGTACCAGTATTAATATCTGTATTTCCACTGAAACTAAATGTTGAGAAAGTAGCAAGGTTAGTAATCGAAACTACTGGAGCATTGTCGTCTTCGAAGTAATCGTTGACTGCGCTGGTAGCATTAAATTTGGTCTTACTTCCAACTAGGTCAACATACAGTCTTGTATCTGCACGGTTAGCAGTAATTTGGAATCCACTACCTGTACCACCAATATTGCTTGCACTTGCACTTAGTACATTACCTGACGCATATCCGCTACCACCGCTACGGATAGTAACGTCTGTGACTGCACCGTTGGTGACAGTGATATCAGCCTTGGCTCCTGTACCGCTGCCACTGACGTTTGTCAGCGAAACATTTAAGTATGTTTCACTACCGCTAAGTGGAGTGTAGTTACTACCACCAAGTAATGAACTTAGGTTCAAGCCGTATAGAACACCTTCACGGTATTCTGTAATTTCACCTTGTGCTAGACCAATTGCGCTGGTAATTGTATTGCCAACTGTGAAATCGTATCCTGGACCGTCTAGTATTAAGAACTGACTACTTGTGTCATTGTTTAAGAAGTAGTTGTCAACAATTTCTTCAACAGTAGTTAGAGCATTTGGATAAACGCCTGTTACTGTTGTACCATTCTTACGAATAGTCTGTGCGGCATTGTCTTCTGTGAATGTTCCTGTTACACCATATAGTGTTACAGTTGTTCCACCAGTGACTGCTTCTTTAACACGACCGCTGCCTGTAGTTCCGTTTTGTGTAATTAAGTCTCCAACAACTGCGGTTAGTGTGCCGCCAGTTAGTGTTAGAGTTTGTTGTTGATAAGTTTCGCTGGCATTGTCGCCGTTGAATACTTCAACTGTAGGAATCTTTTCACTTAGTAGTAAACGACCTCCAAACTCTGATGTAGAATATGTTGTTACACCTCGTAGTGGAGGAATCAAGTCAACGTTAATCTGACCTGAACTGTTTAACTGAACAAGAGCGCCTGCAACTGCGTTGGTAGAAACGTTCTTGTCAAGTACGTTACCTAGTCTGTTATTGATGAAACTACGAATAGCCTTTTGTGTTGCTAGTCGTGTATCGCTGGCTCCGCCAATTTCATTGTCACCTAAGCCAGTGTCGTTACTGATAGCACTAATTTCAATGCTAGACAATGATAGTCGTAGTACGTTCAACTGTCCAACAGTAACTTCAGTACGGAATGTAATCTTACCAGTGTTGTTCTCAGCCTTAATAAAGTCACCAACTAAGAAGTCACCAATTTCGTTTGTACCTGATGTATAAACTCGTCCAGGTAATTCTGTGAACTGCTGATAAGCAAGAATTGTTTGTCCACCGTTTTGTGGTAGAGCGTTATAGTCTGTACCCGCACCTGCATATTCCCAAGTATGCGAAGAACTGTTCAAAATACTTGGACGATGGAAGTGACACTTAAATCCAATAGCACCACTTGGATTTTGGATTTGACTTGCTGTACGTGTTGAGTTTGTTTTAAATCTAGCAGTGTACAAATCTGTACGATCTTCCACCGACGTTATAGGAATCGCAGTGTATGTACTTTGATCTGCTGTAATTGTACTTAATGCAGTAAACTTAATACGTTGTTGCTCTTCACCGATTGTTGTCAATTCGTTAGAAACAACAAGTTCACGTGTTGTAGTATTCCAACTTAGAACATAAGCATTGTTTGTAAATGCACCAGTTGTACCTTGAATTGCACTACCAATAGCAAACACATAGTCTGGGCTTGACGGTGGTAGTGTCAATGTTTGATAACTGTTGTGTGTACTTTCAATTGTTTCTACGAAGAATTCTTCAACGTTCTTGGCAATACGATGTGTACCTACACCACCAGTTTGTAAATCTGTTGGGTATGCTAGACCGTCATCGTTGAACAATTGAATTGTGTTTGAACTGATAACTTTGACATAGTAGATACCGTTGTCGATTATACCTAAAATGCTAGTGTTACCAGGAACGTTAAAATCTGCATAGTAATAAACACTGTCACCATTTAATAAACCGTGATCAGGTAAAGTGATCAAGTTAGAAATAGTATTAACAGCACCACCTACAGCAAATTCTAGTGGTAATGCACCTGCAACAATAGGACCGTTACTAGAAATATCAATTTCGTTTGCGCCGGCACGAACTGCTGTAACTGTAGTCACACTACCTAATGTACCGTCACCACCTGTCTTGGTCAAATATTTGGTAGTAGTAATACCTGTGGTATTAACACCAGTCAGTGTTGCTGTATAAGGACCACTGCCGGCAATGTTTGTAATAGTTCCTGTACGTCCGCTGATAGCATTGAATGCATTAGAGTTGAAACTAATTTCAGTACTTGAAACTTTAAAGTTACTGGTTACGTCTGCATCTGTGCTTGCATTACGGAATTTTAAAACATACTGCGGAATCGGAGTTCGTTCTGTACCTAAAGTAGTCAGTGTAATTCTGCCTCCACTGGTGCCTGTGGCAGCAACGAATCCTTTGTCAAAGGAGAATGCATTTGGACTAAAGCCGCTTGAACGTAGCGCATATAAACCAAAGTTTGTAGCAGAGTTAGTAATGGATAAGTAACCGCCTGACTGTGTATACGAACCGTTCAAACAGAAAATCTGGAAACAGGACACGATCTGCGCATAACCATCGTTACTACATAACCAACCTGTACCACCGAAGGAAACCATGGTAAATGCGTTGGCAACCATGGACTTACCTTGTGGAGGTGTTGGACCGTCTACTGGATTTTCTTGTTCAATCTCAAATCCTGGAGGACTGATGTTAGGATCTAGAATCTTATTACCATCTACCCAAATACCGTTACCGCCTAGGAAAGAAATAATACTACAGTTCTGAATATATGGTGATAAAGAAATTTGTGGTTTAGTTCTACGTAGGCCAAAGTAACCAGAACGGTCAACTGTATCGTCTAACGGATCATCGAAGGCCACGCACCAGTTATAAGTGTAACTTGGTACCAAGTTTTCATCTAATCCGTCGCGGAATGTAAAGCCTGTCATGTACGCACCGTTACGGATACGGAACATGTCTTTGCCAGCGTTAAGTGGTCGAACAATTACAGAACGTAAACTGTCACCTACCACAGAAACTTTGTCTGGAATAATAATTGGGTTATCAATATAGAAGTCACCTGCGGCACAACTGATAGTAATTGGAATCTGATTAAATGAGTTTGCCACTACTGTTGGTGCAGGATTACCTTCAAAAATGCCAATAACAACATTGAATAAGTTCTCAATATCGTTTACTGCGGCAACACCAGTAATACTTGGATATTTTACCTGTGTTGGTTCTCCGCCCAATGGCTGGAAGAACGGACTAATTGTTTGATTCTGTACAATTTGTTTTGCAATTCTCTTAGCATACTTGTTGGCTTCTGCTGTTTCAAATCTTTGATCTGAAATAACCAATGCGGCACTAGTGTTTCCGGCTTCGTAATACGCAAGTCCTGCTTCAACACTTCGTTCGTTACCACCAAGAATAAAGTCAAGAATAACTGCATCAAGAATTAAACCTGTGTCACGTGAACAGATTGCACTATTATAAGTAAATCCTGTAAATGTATCTGCAATGTATGTGATAACGTTGTCAATGATTGCTTCTCGGTTTGTTGTACGGAAAGCATTGTAGTTTGCTGTGATAGCACCTGATACCCAACTTACATCTGGATCAACAACTGCTGGTATTGTACCAATACCGTTAACAATAACACCTGAAATAATTCCTAGTAGGTCTGTTAATGTGCCTGCTTCAACTGTAGTTGCGTTGCTTCCGCTGGTAGTTTGTGCAACAACGTTTTGATAAGTGTCTGTGACAGTTACACCACGAACAACTTTGTCTACAAGATATGACAATCTGTCAATGGCCAGTGATGTTACACTTTCCTGATTAGGTACTTGTGTGTCATATGTACTACCGTCAATGGTGATCCAATATGCATTAGCCGCATCAACTGTTGCGCTGTTACCACCGTATAATACGTCATAGGTAATAGCATCAACAATGTAACCTACATCACGACTGCATCGTACTTCGTCGTAGACAAAGTCTTGGAATGTTGTTTGTACGTAGTTGATAGTTCCGTCAATAATTGTTTGGCGATCGGCAACTAGTTCTAAACGTGAATTTTGTAAATCAGAACTTGCCCAGGTTAAACTTGGGTTTACTGCTGTTGGTAGTGCGCTGACACCATTTTCAATTACGTTTGTAACAATACCTAATAGTGCAGTTGCGGCTGCTGTTTGTGTTGCTCCGGCAGCACCGTAGGTAGCAGTGTCTTGGCTAGCGCCACTGTATGCTTCGATGAAACTAATGTTAACAACATTTGCTGTAGTTGTTGTAGCACCCAGTGCTTGACCCAGTGTCTTATCTGTAGTTAGGGTGATTGTACTGCTGATAACTGTGTTGCTAACAGATATTTTTGTACCGTTAACATAAATGTCATAAGGTTCATTACCATCTAATGCTGTAAATTTACCTGTAAATGCAGTACCGTTGGCATTGCCTGTTGCTGTTAATACTAAAGTATTTCCAGTCCAACTTGTAACTGCAAACGCATCGCTGGCAGTAGATCCTTTGGTGTAAACTGCACGATCTTGACTTGGTGTGATAGTTGTTGCCAATAATACATTGTCAACGATGGTTGCTAGATATTCAAATGCTTTCTTTGTTTGGTAGATTTGATCTGGCACTTGAGTTACAGCACCTACCCAGTATGCATTTGCGGCTGTACGTGTGGCAGTGTTACCACCGTACAACAAGTCATAGGTCAGTGCATCAACAATATATCCAACATCTCGTTCACAGGTTGTTCTGTTATAAGAGAATGTATCAAATGTTGTTGTCAAATATGTACTAGTATTGGTAATAATAGTTGTCTTTGCGGCTGCTAGTGCGTTTGTTGCAGTAACGATGTTGGCATTGACCCACCCTAAACTAGGAGTTGTTGGAGTTGGTAATCCAGAAGTATCACCTGCTGTGATAACGTCTATGGTATACTGGATGCGATTGCTGAGTAAAGTTGCTTCAGCACTGGTTCCGTTGCCGCTTGCACCTACACCTAATTGAGTTTCTATATTTCCTGCAGAAGGTGTAACAGCAATACCTTGAATAACTTGTCCTACAACTGTTTGTAGATATTCATAGGCTGCAACTGTTTCGTCTTCTTGTCCTGCACCCAATTGTGATGTTACACCAACAAAATATGCTTTAGCGGCTGCAATGCTGGCGCTGTTACCACCGTAGATAATATCATAAGTTAATGCATCAACAATAAATCCAACATCTCGACTGCATCGTGCGCTGTCATAGGTAAATCCCGAAGTGAAAGGAGCAATGTTTCCGCTAACTTGTGTGCTAATCCATGCTACAATTTCACTTTTAATAAAATTACGGTTAGCAATTAACTGATTCTTTGTGTTAATCACAGCCTGGCTGGCAGTCGGTGGGTTAGTAAATGTCAGTGCGTCTGCAGAATTTTCTGTAGACTGTGTGCCGTTGATTAAAATATCAAGAACTTCAGCAAATGCGGCATTAACTCTAGTTACAGATGTACCGTTTACGGCTACAGCATCTGCAGATAAAGTTTGAGCATATTGAATACCGGCGATAGTTTGTAAGTTTTGACCGCTGATTACATACTCACTGTTGGCACGTTGGTAGGCAAGTCCTGATGTAACTGCATTATAGTTTGTACCCAATGCGGCATCAAAACGTGCGGCGTCGATGATAATTCCAAGGTCACGCTCACAAGTATCTTTTACTTGATCTCTATAAATGTAACCTACAAATTGTTTGTTAATATAAGAACTAACTGCATCTGCTAGGAAAGTTTTATTTGCTTGTAGTTGATTACGTGCATCGATCGCATCTTGTGTAGCATTACTTGGCGCATTAAAAACAATAGCATCGGTACTGTCATCACCTTCAGCGTTATTGATAATATCTAATATTTCATCAAATGCCAAGGTAACACGTTGTACTGCTGGGTTTACCGAGGCAATACTAACTTCATTTGCTGGGAATCCTGCACCTGCAATACTACCGCTGATTAGGCTGTAGTCGGCTTTCCAATATCCGTTAACACTATCCCAGGCCAAATTTGAAGTTAATTGGATGACAACAGTTCCGTTTCCAAAACTACTATCAACCACCGTTATTACAGCACCTGTAACAAACGGGGCAGCGCCAGGCCATGTAATAGGCTCTTCTACAGTGAAGTTACCACCGAAGGCTGGATTCCCTACACCAAAACTTGCA